GTGTTCCCCACCATGTGGCAATACCCGTCCCTAAACTGGTAATTCCTGTACCACCATTACCAACCGGAAGAGTACCTGTAATTTGTGAAGTAAGATCAACACTTCCAAGAGTGCCACCAAGTGTCAAATTACCAGAACTTGTAACTGTTCCAGTAAGCGTAATTCCATTAACAGTGCCAGTACCCCCAACAGAAGTTACCGTCCCTGTACCTGTTTCAGTGGGATTGGCAAGAACAACTGATGCACCTGCTCCTGCGCCGTCAGTGTAAATCCATGATTTTGCGCCTGTAGCTATAGTAACTTCGGAACCTGAGCCTTGCTTAATCGTGATTGATTGACCACCTGTCGTAGCGTTTTCAATCATCCACACTTTAGAAACTGTATTAGGAGCAAGTGTTAGAGTACGTGTTGCGGTTAGTGAACCCGCCGAAGTAAACTTTAAATACAAGGCCCTAGTACCATCTGCGGTTGCATCAGGCATTGTAAAAGTTTCGTTAGAATCCGCAGCTACTTGTTTAGTGCCATAGCCTAAACCCTCACCGATAAGCTCTAAATTAGTATTTGTACTTGTACCCCAAGTACCATCTTCATCACCTGTAGTGATTTCTTTCAGTCTTAAATTGTTTACATAAGTTGCCATGATTAATTCCTATGCCGCTATATCTGTCCAATTTGGGGTTTGAGAAGGTGCTATATCTGACCATCCTGCACTTTGAGAAGGGACTATATCCCCCCACACTAATACATCTCCTATTTCTCCTGTACCTACAACTCCTGTTACTGACACTGCCGCAGATGCGTCAATGGTAACAACCCCTAGGTATGGATTTCCAGCTACTCCCGTAACATTAACTGTTTGGTTAACTATAGCAGTTGCTGTGCCTAGTTGGGCAGTTCCTTCTACTCCTGTTTGGCGTACATTAAACGGATAATGTACCTCTACTGTTCCTATCTCTCCTGTTGCTTCTACTCCAGTAGCCTCTTGGAACGCATCTCCAAAGACACTTGCTACTCCAAGATGACTATTGCCTACAACCCCCGTAACAGAAACGTCTGCATAACCGTAAGCTACCACGTTCCCTAAAGAGGCTGTACCTGCTACTCCTGTAGCATCAACGGCAAAATCAAACTCAACGCTAACCGTTCCTATTTCACCTGTTCCTACTACTCCTGTGACAGAAACGGTGTTGCCTATATCTACCTGAACATAGGACTCGCCCCAGCCTCCTCTGCCAAATGCGCCTACACCCCAACCACCAGTAGTATGTCCAATGGCTTCAACGCCAGTTACACTGACAGATACACCCGCCCCTGTAACTACTTGAATTTCAGATTTGCCCCAAGCTCCTTCCCCAAATGCATTTACACCCCAACTTCCATTTGGGCCTACTGCACCTACAATAGAAGGAAGGCCGGAAGCACCATAAGGCCCAGTCCCGTACTGCGCCCGTCCAAACCCAGCAAGATGGATCGTAACGTCAGACATTTAAAGCCTACGCCAAACGAATTATTGCATTTGTAGCATCCGCAGTAGGCATTACTATTTTAAAATCGCCAGAACTTGAAGTTTTATCTGCTCCAAAATCCAGTACTGCTACCGAAGGATTTGTTCCTCCGTTATACATATAAATAAGCGCACCACGGGCAGTAATAGAAGAACTTGCCCAAGTCGAATCTGCAAAATCCAAGAACGCTGTGGTTCCTGAAGTAGTAGGGTTGGTACTAATCGTCAGGGTGTTCCCCAAGGCCACATAACCAGTACCTGTCACTTCATTGCTGGTTGTATACGCAGTAGTAGTAGCATCTAAGGACGCACTTGAAGTATATAAGGCAATCTTAAATACCTGCGACGTTCCGCTACTAAAATCAAATGTACCGTCTAAAAGCCCTTTCTTAAACGAGGTACACATAGCTTGAGTTATTGCCATCTTTTATCTCCTAACTAGGGTTTTCGGTGGGAGTCCTATATTGACCATCTCTATAAACATCCCGTCGCATTTTGTTATCACCAAGATTCTTAAGTAAAGCAAGAGCTTGCCCGTACATCTGTTGGTACATTGCTACCATATCCCCCTCACCTTTTAGGAAACGAATTGCTTCTACTAAAGCCCCATTAAGCAGAGCAGAATCAAATTCATTACCTAACCATGTAGTTCCTTCAGTAACAATAGAAGGAGGATAATATCCATAATGTAGTTCTGTAGCATAAGCCACATCAGGAGTTGGCCCTAGAATAAATGCAGTATCATCAAAATACGCATAGTGTTGGGGTTGTCCTGTAGTACTAGGGTTAGGATAGGCTTCTCTTACAAAGTTTGTGTCTTTATTTAAAAGGAAATGAGAATCTCCACTAGAATCTGTAAGGGCTAAAGAAAGAGGGTAAAGCAGATCAGTAGGGAAAACTAAGTAACGATTTCCTACAGACATGGTTCCCGACATATTCTTACGTAAGGCTGGAATTTGAACTGTACTGTATATTTTCTGTTCAGCTTGCTGAGTAAACATAGCATATTGGTCAGCTGTAAACGTATTCTCACAGATGTCTGCAATATTAGTTTTAAGTTCAGTGTAATTCATCTACCCCATTGGCCCTCGTGCCATTGTTCCTTTAGTAGCTGCCCCATTACCCCGCGTTTTAATTCCGCTGGTTTTCACGTCCTTAGTCATATACTCAGATATGTTCACTTTGTTAGGACGTAGTTTATATTGCTTATCGCTAATATTTGAATTTTTCTTTCCCATTACACACCCCTATGATGTTTCCACTGTTACTGTTCCTACAAAACCCGTACTAACAATCGGACCGTTTTCTGTAGCTGGTTGTAAATAAGCCCTGCTCTGAGGATACCCTGCAAAATCAGGTCTAGGATCACGTATAGCTTGTGGATCATCTATAGGAAATGTTCCTAGCATTAACTGAGGCTGGCTCGGATTCCAACATTCAGGACAAGCTTTTAAATCGGTTTCTATATTCTTGATTACTAGCCTTTTTAGCTCCCGCAATTTATACCTAAACCCACAAATATCGCATTCCGCGATAGCATTTTTTCCTGAAGCATACGTCATAGTTAAATCGTCGCTATACGAGGTACTAAACGTAATGTAGCTTTTTCTCTATCCTCCCCTGCGGCTAACTCAAATGATTCATCATAAGCAGCCTTTAGCATAGGGAGTCGTCCTGCCAAGTCAGGGTCTTTCATAGCAACGTAATAAGCTAGACCCGCTACTAAAGGTGGCAAGAATCTAAAGTTAACATCAGGGGTTTGTATCCCGCTCCCCGCATCCTCTATTCGACGCATTCGCCAATACCGGAATATATAAGTAGGACTTGAGGTAGTTCCTTTATCAGGAATAGGCCAAAAGGTTACAGTAGGGATATCTCTAGCCCTATCTACCTTCACTTGTATAGGACGCGCCTGAGTTAGTTTATTTGGGATAGACGCATACGTAGGAAAACTTATTCTGGTAATAGTAAGATCGCTCTGCGTAGAAACATTCCCATCACCTGTACGTACAACCTGTTCCATAATATCTATAGTGTCAGCAGGTAAGTTGTATGTGGCTGTCCCCTTCTCCAGATTGATAGTCCCTTCTTCAATCGTCCACATATTGATGCCACGGTTCTGCCATTCAATAGTCAATAAATTCATAGACCTACGAGCTGTTCGGAGGTCATATCCCGAACGCATCTCACGGCCAGCACGTTCCCACGCTTCTTCAGCGATTTCCGTGAAGTCCATGTTGAATGTAGCAGTACCCGAAGTAGCCATTATTTCTTTCTAAACCCTTTAAGTGTTTTAGCCAGATTAGCTCTCTTACGAGTAGTGGGGTTACTAGACTTCGATAGTTTAGTTAAGGTTTTAGCGGGGATTTTCTTCCCTTTCTTCGCCCCCGCAGTTTTCCGTAAAGCCCCCGGTTTCTTAATCGCTTTCTGTATCCAGTCTTTACTCATCAAATTGCGCCTTATATGCCTGTTTGACTAAAGTATCCTTCCGTTCCCTTCGATCAAGCTCTACCCCGAAATCACGGGCAAACTCCTCTATTTGCAGCTTTGTCATTCCTTTTAGCTCGGCTTTGGTTGTTTCTTCAACTTCCTCCACCGCTACGGGCTTTGGGGCACGTTGAGTATCTCCTTTTACACTGACTCCAGTGACAGCAACGGTTTCATCTTTCTTTGCTGTTTTGGTGGCAGTTCCCCCCATAGCTTTTAACTTAGCCTTAGCCTCTTTTTCCCGCATAGGATCGAATACTTCAATATCATATTCTCCATCAGCATTCTTTCGGCCAATCTGATACACAGGTTCTCCGGTAGAAAAAGTGCCATTCTGAAACATCTCTAGTTTAGCTTTAGCCATAATTTTCATTTCCTTAGACAAATCTGCCTTTGGTTTTGCCACGTTTTGCAATACCGTCAATCTTACCGCCTTTAACGTATTTCTTAACGACGTTCTCACCCATAGCCATACGTTTGTGTTGAGGGGTAAGAGGAGAAGTAGCCTGATTGTTAGCTTTGCGTTTAGTACT